TGTATGTTTAAAGCGGGTTCTAATTGTACGTTCAATACGGGTTCTGGTTGTACGTTCAATACGGATTATGGCTGTACGTTTGACACGGATTATCGCTGTACGTTTAATGCGGGTTTTAGCTGTACGTTTAAAACGGGTTCTAACTGTACGTTTAAAACGGGTTCTGGCTGTATGTTTAAAGCGGGTTCTAATTGTACGTTTGATGCGGATTCTGGCTGTACGTTCAATACGGGTTTTAGCTGTACGTTTAAAACGGGTTCTAACTGCACGTTCAATACGGATTCTAACTGTACGTTCGACACGGGTCATGGCTGTACGTTTAATTTTACAAATAAAGCAAATTGTGTAATTGTTAGAAGAGATATATTTGAGGTCATAAACACGAATGAAATAGATTGTAATTATATCCGATTGTGTCCTTTCGAAGCGAAAGGATATTTGATAAAAATTGATGACAAAATGTATCTAAACGGGAATAAATCATTGGGAGAACATATCATAGTAGATAACATCCTTTCAAAAGTTATATCTAAAAAAAGAAATATCTATAAAGTTGTAAATCATAATGAAACCGTACCAACTTACATAATAAAACAAGATGATTTATATTCACACGGAAAAACAATTAAAGAAGCGCGAGACTCTTTGATATATAAGATATCTTCAAGAGATACTTCGAAATACGAAAACTTAACAATTGATGATATTCTATCAAAAGAAGAATGTATCAAGATGTACAGAGCGATTACAGGTGCTTGTGAATATGGCACTAGAAGTTTTGTAGAACGACAGAAAACAAAGAAGAAGTATTCGATCAAAAAGATAATCGAACTCACCAAAGGACAATTCGGAAACGAAACGTTCGATAAATTTTTTAATAAAAAAGGATAGAAAAGATGAAACGAAAACTACTTAAAAAAATAGCCATATTCGATATATGGTTCACAAAATTAGCAATGAGGGTTATGTGATGAAAGAACAAAATCAGATGTATTTACTTAATTATTTATCGAGCAAACGACACGGGATAACAATAGGCGAGGCTTTAAGACAGCTTTATATAACAGATCGAAAGACAGGTTTGATTTTTGATGTAATAGGGTAGAAAATGAAACTCCTAATCATACTCCTTACATGTAAGCTGTTTGCACTAGAACCAACTCAAATACAATCAATAGCAAGTTACCATACTCAATATGCTTCAACAGTAGCGGCTATAAGCTACGTAGAGAGTAGACATGGTGCAAACGTAGGAGTTAACCGTATAGCTAAAGGTATTATGCAAATAGAGCCTAAAACTGCTCGATGGATAGCAACTAAGGATAAGCGTTTAAGATGGATTAATAATTGCACTAACGGGCAGTTAAAGTATGTTCTACTGCATAATGATTACGTAAACGTAATGGTAGGTAGTATTTTACTTGAATATAACATCAAACGGTATGGGTATAGTAGGGGTATTGCACGATACAATAAAATAGGTAACTTGGATTACCTTAAAAAAGTTAAGGAACGATTATGAAATACTTACTAATCATACTAACAACTAGCCTTATGGCTCAGTCCGTAACCTGCGACAAACTTTACGAGTTCTATCTAAATCATAGAGAGGTAAGTACATGCAAAGAGTTTAAAATTGGCGCGTTTGTGTATAAACAATTAGTTGCTCACGATTGTATACTTGATGAGCTTGATGTAGATATGGGAGAATTTCTCATTGATGAATATAAAAAATGTGAGGAGATGAAATGACTAGAGAAGAATATTTAAAGCATAAAGAGCTTATGGAAGCTTGGGCTAACGGAGCTGAGATTGAAGGTTATTTTGGACGTACATATGGATGGGTTCACATAGACAACCCCAGCTGGGCAGAAGACTTTGAATATCGAATAAAACCAAAACTTACGTTAGCTTATCCAATGGTACAAAACAACAGGTAGAGAATTTGCAATTTAGATATAGGAGAAATAAGATGATAGGATTTTTTACACTGCAAGAGAAAATCTCACGCATGAAAAACAATGAGCTTCAAGATTTACGTGTTAATATCTCAATGAGCGAAATGCATAGAGATGATAAAGAAATAATTTACAAGATGATTGATGAGCGTTGTAAAGTATTAGAACTCGGAAATGCGTTTGTAGAAGTAGCTGAAATAGAATTGGATTAAACATGATTTATAGAATTTTACCATTAATGCATCAAGATGCAGTTCCACATTCTCATAGATGCAGAAATTGCGGAAAAAATAAAGATGAAGTACAGTTTAAAGTGCAGCATCATGTTAACAACAATACATTTTATGTTTTTAAATTGTGTCAAATTTGTACATATGCGGATGATATATCTGACGTAGATATGGCAAAAGCTATAAGGAGAAAACAGATAAAAAAAGATTTTGATAAATATTTTAAGGATAATATATGACACCAAAAGCATTAAATATTTTAAAAGTTGAATTATCTTCATCTCTATTATATGAAGCAAAAAGAAAAATAGTAGGTAATGATTTTTATATTGAAAATGATACAAATTTTAAATCAAATCAGTATGAAGAAGCACTAATAGAACTTGAAGAGTTACAAAAAAAATTAGAATTTTACAAACGAAGATGTGCGGAGTTATCTAAGGAAATACAAGATATTAAATTCTGTGGAGAGATAGATATTCGAGCGGAATGGTGGGAGGGTAGATAAATTATGTTCACATTAATTTGCCTAGTGTATACACTAGAGTCAAGTACTAATATAGTAGTTAAAGACTTTACTACTGAACAAGATGCACAAAGAGTTGAGTTGGCTTTAAAAAGTCTTGAAGAGAATACGGATTGTAAGATTTTGGAGATTAAGAAATGAAATTCTTAAATAGTGAAATAGCTACATACATAGCAATAGTAATAATTGTAATTAGCATAGTTTATTTTGTAATTGCAATGTGAGGGGATAAAATGAGATTTGAATTTATAAAAAATAAAAATGAAACAACGATAAATATAGACTTGTCTATTATGCCAAAATGTTTTTTTGGATTAAATCATAATTGGGATAAATGGAGAGAGCCATTTGTAGCATATGATCGTTTTTGGAAACAAACAAGGGTATGTAAAGCTTGCGGAAAAGTTATTGTACGGGACTTAGACTCATTATACTCTGATAGGTTGGAATAATGAAATTCTTAAATAGTGAAATAGCTACATACATAGCAATAGTAACGTCCCCAATTAGCGTAGTTTATTTTGGAATTACAATGTGGGAGTAGGGGGATGAGATATAACCACGAATACAGATTAGTAATCGAGCGACATGATGGCGTTACGAGTATGGTACGATTACCAAAGGAGGAAGCAGAACGACTTTATCGAAAGATTAGAGCAAAAGGCGGTAAAGCGGATATTAGAAAGGAGATATTTAAATGATAAATTTCAAAATTAAACTTATTAATCAACATATGATAAAAGATACTCACAGATGTATACACTGCGGTAAAAATAAGAACAGCGCTGAATTCTCGGTAGTTACACGCCCTAAATATTTTTATATAAGCAAATTATGTCGTATTTGCAATAATATAAATGAAAAATCAGATATTTATGTAGCAAAAGCAAAAAGACGAAATCTAATAAAACGTGAATTTGAGGATTATTTTAATGGAAAAAATTGATTTAAAACAAGAGATGCTAGAAGACCTTTTGTGTGAAGCAAGAGAAGAGGAACTTCGAGAAATAGATATGAGAAACGATTTCGATTCGTTTATTACATATTCTAACGGTATTGAGATAGTAAAAAGCATAGAGTCGCTTATTAGAGTTGCTGATTCATATGGATATAGTCGCGATGATATTATTGAGTATATAACGGAGAATGTATGATTAAAATAGACAAACGCTTATGTGTGGGAATGATGATACTAGGTGCACTTGGTTATTATACGAACGAAGAAATAGTAAAAGATACTCACTTGCAATATATTTCCAAAACTCTTCGCAAAAAACATTTTAACATCAAAAACGGAAGCGCAAAAGACCGTTTAAAAATGAACATGCAATCGCTAATAAAACATAAAGCAATCTGGGAACTTCACGCTCATGTAAGTGATGATGCGTGGAACAAAGCGTGTGGCAAGTTTAGCAATACAAATCACATAACTGTTACATCACTGATCTATGCACTAATAAAAAAGAACCCTGACGTACAAAAGTTCTACGGCTTTACAGATAAGAAGCTAAAAGAGTATTATGATAGCAGTGCATATAAGAGCCAACATACATTCGTATCAATGAGGACAGCATCAACACTTTTAGAGATGCTTGATTTTGAGATAGCGCACTATTATGTGAAACTTGATAAAATAAAAAAGGAAATAGTATGAGTGAAAGAGTACAGAAAATGACAATTGTTGAATGTAGTGATTTTTTTAAATCATATAACGATAACATATCAAAAGGACTGATGTTGTTTAAATGTAAAGTTGGATTGAAAATTGAAAATTGGACTTTAGCGAAACAAGATGAAAACCCAAACTTTAATGAAAACATATATAAGTTTATGCAAGTGCCAATCGTCAAAGAAAAAATAAGGATAGAAAAAGAAACAAATTTTAAATTTTTTATACTTTCAAAAGATGATAGAGGTAGAGTTTTTTGTAATCACGATTTATACAAATTGCTTAGGGAAGACAAAGGGTTAGTTTTAAATGTAGATTTAGCAAAAGCAGAATACAGAGACAACCTTACAAATGAACGAAATGAAATCGATAGTTTCGAGAAAGAGTCTTTTATTGATGATATAGAGAAACAAGATATAAATTCATTGCTTATGATACATAGGTTTATATCGAGTATTGCTTCTGGAGTTAGACGCCCAAGCGATACGACAGTAGCCAAAGAGATGAAAGATTATCTTACATCATTTTTATCAAGAAATAAAATAAACCTATAAGGAAAAATCATGACAAAAACAAACTACACAATCAAAAAAGAGTTAAACCGCTTCACAGTTTATCAAGGCGAAGTAGCAATAGCAAAAGGTATGCTAAACGAAGAGGATGCACTTCATGCTATATGGTGCATCAATGGAAAGAATAAAGATGAGTTTTATAGCCAAATAGACGGAATTGTGTTTGTGGGTAAAGCGCCGTTATAAGCCCTACCCACAAACTTTCTGATTAACTAAAAGCTTTTCAATATGCTCATCAAGAGTTAAATTGATATAAAAAGAAAAGGTAAACACATGACATTAGAAATACAAGACTTTACAGGATTTGAAGCAGTAGCAAAACGTCTTACAGAGCAGAATTTCAAAAATTATAACGGGAAACAAGCAGTACATAAAGTATTACTGCAAGTTTTTAAACATGGCTTCGATCTTGGACGAAACGGAAAGATAAAAGTCGAGGCATAAAGAACTACAAGCAACTCTTTAATGTTGCTTCGAGTTCTAGCCCCCATTCACGCACTGCGTTATAATTTGATGTAGTTTTTATAGCTGTACATCTATCATCATTGCAGTGTCCATTATCAATAGTTGGACGGTCTGGCATAGTGACTTTGCACTTTTGAGGAACATTTATAACGGGCGGCATTATCGCCTCATTGCTACAAGCTGTAATCAAAGTCATCAATAAAGCGCATAGAAGCGTTACAGTCATTTTTACTGACATTTGTATCCTCCTTAAATTTTATTATCTCTTTTGTAACCACTACTGTTCTAGTTTGTATATCGTGAAGCATTTTTGGCAATGCTTTTATCTTATTTTCATCTTGTGCATTAGATAAGATAAGGGCATTTTGTAGTTTTAAACTATCCGCACATGCTGTAAGCTTTTGAATCTGTTGCGCGTTCTCTAGTTTAAGTGTATCTATTTTACCGTCTTTCTCGACTGTAACTACTCCAATAGCTAACACTAAAACCATTATTACATAATATAGGGGGCTTATCATTGTCTATCCTTAATTAAGTACATGAGTATATTGGAAACTGATGCTATCGCCAGCACACCCAACTATTAAAGAAATTATAACCAAAAAAATTATAACTTTAATTCTCATCATGCATATGCTCCTCTAGCAGTTCAGTTTGTTCTTTTATTTGCTCTCTTACTGCGCTTGCTATTTCTAGCGTTGCCCTTGCTATGCTTGCTATATCCTCTATAGTTTTTTTCTGTATCTCTTCTTGTCTGTTTTGGCTTATCATAATAAGAGGAGCTTCAACTCCTGCAATATACGAGAAAAGAAGATTCAAGAGAATATACGGAAACGCATCTATAGCATTTTTGCCCAAATACGTATTAATCACTATCCATCCAAAAACAATAATGTTGAAAATAATAATAAAGCGCCATGACCCTATATGCTTTGCGGCATTATCTGCCGCCATTTGCCCTATTGTTCTATTATCTTTCATTTTGAATATGATAGTAATAATTGAGCAATAGCGATCAAAGCCATTACAACAGTAAAAATAAGCGTAGTCTTTTGAGGTACTGACGCTAAGGCATCCTTAAGCAAGCCATTAACCGAAGCATCAATCTTATTATGAAGCTCTAAAACGTCCTCGTGTGTAGCAGTTTCCCCGAAACGCTCTTGTAGTTCATTTATGCTAATATCAAGTTTTTCTATACTTTCTTGATGTGACTTTATTTGCGATTCATGATGTTTTTTCCATTCATCAATTGCACAAAATCTCCCGTAAATTTCCTCATGCTCCATTATTACTATCCTTTTTGAAGTGAAATATAGCAGCAACTCCTGCAAAGAACATTCCCGAACCTTGTCCAAAAGCTGTCATATCGAAAGATGCGTGATTATAAATAACATGCCAACCCTGCAAAAACACTCCTGATACCCCATATAAAGCGGCTAATACTTTTGAATAGTCAAAAGTTTGATTGTCTACCTCAGTAAATATGTTTTTTAAAAATTGATTCATTAAGCAATCCCTAGGAATAATTTTCTTTCGAGTTCACGGCGAACAACTAAACCATTTAATACTTTACCATCTGCATGCACCCATTTTCCAAACTCGTTCGATGCTCCGTTATAATCGTGAGCATTTAAAAGTTTTAGTAGAGTTGAGGTTTGTAATGCCCCGATTCCAGCATTATACGAAAAGTCTACAAGTGCATCAAATTGATTTTGGTTAAGTGGAACATGAACAAAACGATTTACCGCGCTTACATAATTTATGAGCGTATCTAACATTAGAGATATAGCTTGGTCTTTTGTTATCGACGAATCATGTAAAGTTACTGCTATTCCATTCGCGTAATGAGTAGAACCATATCCGATAGTAGGAACACCAGCTGGGCAAAGATAAGGGTTTAATCTTAATCCCTCTGATTTTTCAATTATATCTAAACAATCTATTGATGCTTGCATCATTTTACCTTTATATCAACTAAATTTATTTGCGCACTTGAATCTTTATTCCAATGTGTCGAACCCATCATGCGAACAGCGGCATAGATAAGCTCTGTGCGTTCTTCCGATACGCCGTTAAACTCTAGCATCTCTTTAAGAAGTTCATCGCATATATCACGTGGAATAGTCATAGCCGTGTATAGTCCATCATGTATGATTGCCCCACTTAATAAGTCCCCCTCTAAAGGACTTCCGAATATGCTCCAAAACGGCTTTGGAATACTGCAACCATCAGTCACAAAACCACTCTTGCAAGTGATTAGATACTTATCGTTTTCATATGAGAAATCATTTAGCAAGCTCCAATTAGTTTCATCGACTTCTTTAAGTTCAACTTCTCCTATAAATTGTTTCATAGTTTTGATGCCTCATTGAATAATGCTTGTACATCAGAATCGGAAATGCCTAGCGCGACAAGTAGCATTAATAAAGTCGGATGGTTGATTTCCCACGTTGGCGCAAAGTCATACTCTATTTGCGCTTGTTCTTTTTGTGGGCTAGGTAAAGAATTAATAGCTGTTTGAACATCAGAATATTTCCCAAGGGCTAAAAGCTGTAATCTACCTTGTTTATTTGTGATGTTTGTAGCATCAGGAATAGGAACGGGGGCATTAACAATCGCTTGAAACTCCTCATCCGTTAAAAGAGTCCAAGTATCTTGTACTAAGAAACTTTGGTCTCCGTCTATATCTGTTGCTTCACCTATTCCATATAACTGTTTATTTTCATCTATGTAGTGTTTCATTATCTTAGTTCCATCCATTTTACTAATCCGGCAAAATTGTCGGCCATATATGTAGCTCCATTTGGTATTATAACCATGGCACTATTCCATGTTCCATACCCATTGATAGCACCGATAGATACTCCATTTATATAAAAATACCAAGAACCATTAGTAGCATTATTTTTACTAACAAAAGCCGTAATAGGTTTTCCAGTAGAATTTGTATAAGTAGTTTGCGTAGCTCTTGAAGTAGTCATGTCTTGCCAAGTTTGACCAAAACCTAATCCACCAACTACCCCGTTAACTGCAGTCTGCCCTATAACCGTTGCACTTGAAACTGTTGGTGTCAAAGTTAATGCCGATGGTGTAATAATCTGATATTGAATAGTCGTTCCGGTAAATGCTGTAACTTGATAAATACCATTTGGGATAATATAGTTATTAGCTGTACTTACTGCTGTAGATGTTGTTAAACCGTTTACGTTAATCCAATCTCCAACTATAAAAGTGTGACTTGCTACTGTTAGCGTAATAGTTGTAGTTGTAGTTCCTGAATAGCTCCAAGCTGTTATTGATACGGGTGTAGATTTATAAGATAAGTTATTTAAATTAATATTTAATGGCGTTCCATCTTTTCTAAGATAATCTAAACAAGTCCAATATCCGCTTGCTCCGTTAGTACATACGAATGTAGCTGTATCTCCTACAGCAGTAGTGATATTTGCGCTTGTAGGAAGATTAAGAGAAGTTGCATTATAAGTTAAAATAAGTATCCCATCAAAAATAACATTTCTAATAGTTCCAGTTGTTGAAACTCCTAAGTTTGTAATAGTAGTTGTTCCAGTAATATGAACAGTATCTCCAGCTAAATAAGTTCCGATAGTACAAGTTGAAGCAGAAGCTACGGCAGTTTGTATGGTATTCTCATTTTTTGTTGAGTTTGGAATAACATTTATAATGCTATCTGTTGCAGTTGTACCAAGTAATGAGTTTTGTAATGTACTTGTGAAAGTTGGCGTATACCCCGTTAATACATAAGAAGCTACGTGATAGATATCTAGTGTTGTGTAATTCCAAGCTAACCCTATATCTCCTATTTCTACGTAGGCATCAGTGGTAGTGCGAGTAAACCTGATATTTAATGATGTTGTAGAGTTTGTAGCGGGACACATAGCCTGAGTATTGTACCACATGCCAGTATCCATATTTCCTTTTATGAGAAGTTCGTAAGATGCGGGATTAGTTACACTCGAGTGGTCTCTATCATCTTGCGTGATGACGATTTTCATAAGCCCTAAATCAACTCGTGATGCTGTAGCTGTTACGAGTCCGGCTATTTTGATGGAGATGACACCCGTTAAAGCACCACTAAAATAGTTCACATGCCTGACTGCGCCATTTACTTGATAAGTATTTGATGGGTCTGTTGAAGTTCCGCCGATTCCTGCCGCCGCTTCAACCGCTGTTAAAAGATTGTTTTTGATTGTTGTGATTGAGTCACTATCATTGACATTTGCACCTGAATTATCCACAATAAATTGAGCGAGTGCCGCCGACATAGTAGAAGTCTGTAATAGTGCTTTATTAACTAGCGCACTTCTCGCCTGACCCGTGCTATATGCGTTTCCATTTAATCTGTCCGCATCAGTTGCATAGCTTGATTGACTTAACACATTAATTTGATTTGAGTCAAACTGTAAAATATTATTTGTTCCAGCCATTTAAAAAACTCCTTTAAATATTATATATATTCGCCCAAGATGATGTATCCCAACCGCCGAAATATTCAGAGTTGTTACCCCAAGCAAACATAGGGCTTGAATCTCTGCTTGTTTCTAGGTATCCGCCATTTACACCAAACGGCGCAAAGCTTAAATACCCATTTGTTATTAGCGATATTGTGATTGTATCTAAAATCGAACCAAGTAAAATGACATTGATGGACATATTTCCAACATCCTCAAAATCAATTAACTCTGAAGATGATAGAGCAGAAAAAGCCGTTAATGCTGTTTGTTTTGTTCCGTCGTAATGATTTTTTATAATCGTAAACTTGATTATATTGCGATATGTAGTATCATCTAAAACAGTAATACCACTTATTGGTGTTCCCTCAGCTACCCAACTATAAAGACTATCCCAAGTTCTCCCTGATGTATCCCATAATAATTGAACATCAAGAGGCTGTGTCAATATTCTACTAACGCCGACCCACGCGCCTATTGTATCAAGCAGACTACCCGTTGCGGTATTTACATCAAGATCGATATTAAGACTCTGTAAATCATTTAGTGGTGTAGTAAGCCCCGTAATGATTGATTGGAAGTTCGGCACTTGATGCTCGCTTGTTAAATATGTTGTGTAATCCATATTACACCGCCGTAATCGCAATATTTGAAGCTGTAATTTGCGATGCATAGTTGAATGCAATCGGTACATCAATAACACCCGTAGGACTTGCAGAAGTTCCAAGAGTTAGAGCAGTGATTGAATAAGTCAAGCTGTCTGTCGCTCCTAAGAGATTTGCATAAGTCCATAATCTGCCATAGGGTACCGTTTGACCTATCGCTAAACTATTTATATAAGCGATAAGAGAGTTTTGTATCTCTGTCGCTATCGTGCTAGTATATCCCGCGTATTGATGCATTGAGATTGAGATATAAATAGGCGTGTAAGCAACCATAAAAAACTTAATAGGCGTATTCATTCCGTAAGCATCCGTATAAGTTCCTGACGTTGTGCCGTTTGTATTACAACCCATAGTTTTACGTAAGCCTATTGTGTTAATTATATCTTGTGTCGCTCCACCCTCTACAATTGCGCAAATAGAAAAAGGAACTAAACCGTTTGAGTCTGTTGTTGCTGTTGCGTTTTCCAAAACTTTAGCGCGTGTTACATTTGTTACCGCCAGAAGTGCGCCATATAATCCCGCTAGAACAGTTATAGAAGATATTGCTGTGCTATATAATTGTCTTTGTCTTAGTGCTGAGTCTGATTCAGTATTAAGCCCTGTTGTCGCCGCACTTGCATTCGTCACAGAATTAAAACCAAAGATAGGCGTATTGATCGTTGTGATTGTATTTGGTAAAGCCGTAATTGCACCGACTGTCTCGCAAGTAGCAAGAGCCGTGACCGTTCCACCGCTTCCAATAGTACAAGTTGCGATATCCCAAATATACCCGTTTGTATCTTTCGCGCTTGCACCTGAGATTATAGTTCCAGCCGCACCGCCGAGCGTGAGTGTAGCCGTTGAAGCTGTTGCGGGTAGTCTTTGAATACCATTTAGACATACCGCTGATGATTGTTGTGCGCCTTGAACGTAAACTGGAGATAGTGCGTTGATGACTTGTGCCATCGTTTGATTCGTATCATAGAGAGCGGTTGCGAAAGCGGCACATAATTGCCCGTCTTGACTATCTGCCTCTAAGTATATATCTTGTCCATAAATATTTCGAAATATATCTTGCACATACGTCAAATGTGTTGGAAAATCTGCATAAGAAAAACCGCTTGTGTCTAAATTTGATAATGCGCCCATTAAAATGCTCCGTATATATTCGCAGTTCCATAGATAGTGTCTATAACCGCATTTATGTGATAACTTCTATCATCGCCATTATACACACCACTGAATGATACGATTGACAAAACGCCAGTGGTGTCTAATACCACTTGCGCTATAAGTTGATTTATTGTATCCCCAGTATATTTCCCTAAAATTCCGCCCATAAACGGAACGCCGTCGGTTATATCTAAAAACCATTCGCCACTCCAAAGTTTTAATCTTGTCTGTACGGCTTGTGCTACACCATCGGGTGTATTATGATAATAGTTTGCTAATCCAGAGCCGAAAGTATAATCGCCATTATCATCTAATTGTCTGTATATCATTGTGGTACTCCCGTTATTCCTGAGCCAGTTGTTACACCGCTATGTTTATGATTTTTAAGCGAAATACTGCCTGCTGTTATATCGCCCGTTGCTGTTATAGTTCCATTTACGATTACATTCCCAGTAATGGTTACATTCCCATTATTGAGTGTTATCTTCGTTGCGCCGTCGATCGTTCTAAGTTCTGGCGCAGTCGTGTTGTAATTTGATATCTTGTGGGGCTGGCTTCTAAAACCGATTATAGCCATGCCGTCGCTCAAATCGTGATTTCTAACCTCTGCTTGTGGTTGAACTCCGCCACTCTGCCACCATCCATCGATACATCGTGAACTAAAAACAATTAGACATTCACTACCCTCTAGTTTCGGCATCGTAAAAACAAAACCAGTACCGCCATAAATCTGGAAAGGAACATCAACCAATAAAGGAAGATTTACATTAGTTTGTTTTTGATTTTTATCTGTCATACTCGCTTGAATAGCGGGTTGAGCCGTAAGCGTTTGATTCACATAATCCACTGTGTTTATAATGGCGGGGATAGCCGTCCAGATATTATACATGTGACCCTCAACACCACTTTTAAACGCTTCTTGTGGGTCTCCTATTCTTTCATTAGCTAACATTATCCCTCTTTTCCCGTCTTAACGGCATTAGACTCAATACAAACTATGCTCGAAAACCAATCATTGCCGTATGTATCGCCATTATAAGTTACTTCTATAACCTTGTATTGACCATCGTGTGTTATAGTTGGCGCTTTATTTACGGGATCTTTTTTTGATTCTTTAGTATTTTTTATTTTCGCAAACTCTACGTCTTTTTCGTCTATGATTACTAATGCACCGATTTTTATCATAGGATTCAAAAGTGCTTTTGCCTTGATGCCGTCTGTGGATTGTTCCGCACCACCTACTAAACCACTTTTTGAGTTCAACACTATTGATTGATTTTTAAGTGTGTTATCTTTCGAGATGATTTGAAGTTGGCCATCTTGAATAGACCAATCTTGCCCGTGAGCTTGTGCTGATTTTCTCATTATGTGTTTAGCCTCGCCAAACATTACTTTACCGCGTGGTAACTTATTAGACTTTGTGTCTTTTTGGGTGTGACCTATTCCCATAGATTTCTGAACCACAT